ATGGGTAAGCGCGGACGCACCTCGGCTGCGGCGCTCGCTACCACCACGATTTCACCGGTAGAGACACTAGAGCGCCCTGACGCCCCTTATGACCTGACAGACGAGCAAGCGGAGGAATGGTGGGCCGTTGTGAACCGGATGCCACCTGACTGGTTCCCGAGAGAAACCCATTCGCTCCTCGCTCAATACTGCCGGCACGTCGTCCGAGCACGGCGCATCGCGCAACTCTTGAACGCTACCGAGAACTCGAAGGAGTTCGACGTAAAAGAGTACCGCGATCTTCTCCGAAGCGAGGAAGAGCAATCGCGGGCCATCGCATCCCTGGCGACACGGATGCGCCTCTCGCAGCAAGCGACCTATGACAAGAGCAAGAAAAAGCCGGGCTCAACCAAGAAACCTTGGGAAATCTGAGACACGCGGCGAGCGCAACATTCGATGGATTGAGACGCATTGCCGGATACCCGAGGGGAAGGACGTCGGGAAGCCGGTTCGGCTTCGGGAGTGGCAGAAGCGGGAAATCTGCAAGATATACGACAACCCGCATGGGACACGTCGTGCCATTCTGAGCTTTGGGCGCAAGAACGCAAAGACAACGCTTTCGGCATTTCTCCTCCTGCTTCACACCTGCGGACCCGAGGCGCGTCCTAACTCGCAGTTGAACAGCGCGGCTCAGTCCAAGGATCAGGCCGCTATCCTCTTCAAGCTTGCGGCCAAGGTGGTTCGGCTTTCGCCTACGCTCCACCCTGTCGTTGTTATCAGGGACACGATCAAGGAGCTTTATTGCCCGGATCTGGGCACGCTTTACAAGGCGCTTTCTGCGGAGGCCTCCACGGCTTACGGTCTCTCCCCGGTCTTCATCGTCCATGATGAGCTGGGCCAAGTAAAAGGGCCTCGTGCGGAATTGTACGACGCGCTTGAAACGGCGGTCGGCGCCCATGAAAATCCGCTCTCTATCGTCATCTCGACACAGGCCCCGACTGAAGGTGATTTGCTGTCGATCCTGATCGATGACGCCAAGAGCGGGGCCGACCCTCGCGTTGTGCTGAGCCTCTATACCGCAGACCCGGAACTCGATCCCTTCAGCGAAGAGGCGATCAAGCAGGCCAACCCGGCATTTGGTGACTTCCTAAACGCGCAGGAAGTGCTGGCGATGGCCGAGGACGCCAGGCGCATGCCAGCGCGGGAGGCCGAATATCGCAATCTGGTCCTGAACCAGCGCGTTGAGATGAATAACCCCTTCATCACGAAGGCCGTCTGGGTCTCGTGTGGAGGGGAGGTGGTAGACGACTTCGACGGACTGCCCGTCTATGGCGGTCTCGACCTTTCGGAAGTCAATGACCTTACGGCTCTTGTCCTTGTCGCCCCTGTCGATGGCATCTGGCACGTCAAGCCAACGTTCTGGCTGCCGGGGGAGGGGCTCAGGGAGAGGGCCAGACAGGATCGAGTTCCTTATGATGTCTGGGCCAAGGAAGGCTACCTACAGGCTATCGAGGGCGCGAAGAGTATCGAGTACGAGTTCGTTGCGGCTTACCTGCGCGGAATCTTCGACCGCTACGATGTGCGCCAGATCGCCTTTGATCGCTGGAACTTCCGGCACCTCAAACCATGGCTCGAAAAGGCGGGGTTCACGGAGGCCGAACTAGAGCGGTTTGTCGAGTTCGGGCAAGGCTTTCAGTCAATGAGCCCGGCGCTCCGCGACCTGGAGAGCGACATCCTCAATCACAAGATTGCTCACGGCAATCATCCCGTTTTGACCATGTGCGCGGCGAATGCCGTCGTGCAGCGCGACCCGAGCGGCAACCGCAAACTGGCGAAGGACAAGAGCCGAGGCCGGATTGACGGCATGGTTTCCCTTGCAATGGCGAAGAGTGTCGCCGGAACCCACACCGAAGAGCGTGAGGTCGAAGTCGCCTCCCTGATTGGATAGGAACAATGGAAAAGATCGTCTTTAAGGCCGTTGCGTCCGAAACGAGCGGCGACCTCGAATATGTGATGTCCGACGCGACCGTTGATCGCTATGGCGACATCATCGACCCGGCTGGTTGGGATCTGAAGAACTTCCGCAAGAACCCCATTGCCCTCTTCGGGCATGATTCCTCGTTCATCGTCGGGCGCTGGAAGAACGTTCGCGTTGAGGCGGGCAAGCTTCTCGGCAAGCTTGAATTGCTTGAGCAGGGCATTTCCTCGCGGCTTGACGAGATCCGGGCCGCTGTCGAGGCCGGTGTTCTAAAAACCGTTTCCGTCGGCTTTCGCCCTGTTCCGGGCAAGACCGAACCGCTGCCGAACGGCGGCGTGAAGTTTCTGGCGGCTGAGCTGGTCGAGTGTTCGCTCGTCTCGGTCCCTGCCAATCCGAACGCCTTGCAAGTCGCCAAGGCGCTCCACCTTTCCGACAACGCAATCCGCACGGTCTTTGGCGAGCCCGCCGAGGGGGACCAGGGGATGCAGCGTCGATCTTCCGGCGAGCCAGCCGTTCCCCCTCCTTCCCGAAAGACAACGACCATGAAAACCCTTTCTCAGCGCATTGAAGAAGCGCAGACCGAACTTGTGCAGCTCAAGGATCAACTGACCGAGCACGTCAAGGCCGATGACGCCGACGATAACGTGACGAACGAGCTCTCGACCCAGATCGAGCAGAAGGAAGCCGCTCTCGGTGCCCTGAAGCGGGCCGAGTCCGTGCTCGCCACCAAGAGCGCCCCGGCTGGCAATCAGCCCGCCGCTCCCGCCATCCGTCGCCCGCTCTCCGTGGCGGCGAAGGAGACCAAGCCCGCCGATCACATCTTCCGCGCCGCTGCGGTTCATGCCGTTGCTCACGCGACCGGCAAGGACGTGGACGCGGTGCTTGAGCGCATGTATGGCGGCGACGAGGGCACGGCCATCGTGACCAAGGCTGCCGTTGCCGGTGCCACGACCACGCAGGCAGGCTGGGCCGCCGAACTGGTCAATACCGCAATGGCTGACTTCCTCGAAACCCTTCGCCCGGTCTCGGTCTACCCGACCTTGGCCAGCGTCGGCGGTCGCCTGACCTTCGGCCCGAATGCCGGAGCCATCAAAATCCCGGCCCGCGCGGCAACCCCCTCGATCGGCGGCTCGTTCGTCGGCGAAGGCGGCGCCATCCCGGTTCGTCGTCTCGGCCTCACCTCCGTGACCCTGAGCCCGAAGAAGATGGGCGTCATCTCCGTGTTCTCCCGCGAGATCGCGCGCTATGGCACCCCGGCGATCGAAGGCTTGATCCGTCAGGAAATCATCGCCGACACGGCGCTGACCATCGACAGCCTACTCCTCGATGCCAATGCGGCGAGCGCGGTTCGCCCCGCTGGCCTCCTCAACGGCGTCACGGCGCTGACCCCGACCGCTGGCGGCGGTCATGCGGCCATCCTCGGCGACATTCGCCAACTTGCGGCTCCGTTCGACACCGCCAACGCAGGCCGCAACCTCGTCCTTCTCATGAACCCGGCGCAGTCCCGCTCGCTGTCCATGACCCCCGGCCCTGACGGCTCGCTCGGCTGGACCGATACGATCATGAACGAGTTCCGCGTCGTCTCCTCGACCACGGTCCCGGTCGGCCGCGTCATCCTGCTCGATGCTGCTGACTTCGTTTCGGCAACCGGCGATACGCCGGAGTTTGAAACGAGCGATCAGGCCGTCCTTCACATGGAGGACAGCGCGCCGACCCAGATCGGCACGGTTGGCACGCCGAACGCGGTCGCCGCTCCGGTGCAGTCGATGTTCCAGACGGCCCAAATTGCCGTCCGGATGCTGCTCGACATCACCTGGGCAACCCGCCGCGCCGGCATGGTCCAATATCTCGACGGCGCGACTTGGTGAGCTGAGAGAGAAGGGCTTTCTGAGGGCGGCTACGGTCGCCCTTTTTATTAGAGGCTACTCGTTACCTCCCTTTTCGCGAAAGGACATATTATGGCTACCAAGGATGATCCGAAGGCCCTCTCCACCGTGACAGCGGGCACGACGCAGGACGCTCCGCAGAATACGGAAGAGGCCCGCGCACAATCTCTTGAGACCCTGAAGGAACAGGAGTCCATGAAGCCGGAGCCCTCTCAGGAAGAGGCCGACGAGATCAAGCGTCGTGCTGCGACCGCAGAAGGCTCGGCGGACTACCAGACCCGCTCCTCGTCCAAGAAGTAAGCGCCGGTGGGGCTCCTCTCCAAAATCTTCGGTTCCTCGACGGTCAAGGCCGTCGAGGGCCAATATCGCGATGGGCCTTATCTCGTGGACGAGGGCTGGATACCTGCGTCTTGGGGAGATGCCTGGAATTTTTGGCAGATGGGCCGCAACCCCATTCCGACCGGCGAGCGCTCGACCATGGTCGAGGCCTGCATTTCCGCCTATGCCCAGACCGTCGCCATGTGCCCCGGCACCCATTGGCGGACGCTGCCGAACGGCGGGCGCGAGCGCGTCACCAATTCGGCACTCAACCGGATTATCCGCAAGCCGAATGCCTATCAGAGCATCTCCGACTTCCTGCTGAATTTGTCGCGGTCGCTCTACGTCGATGGTAACGCCTATGCGCTCGCCGTCCGCAACGACCGCTTTGAAATCGCCGAACTGCACCTGATGAACCCGCGCCAGTGCGGCGTGAGGGTCTCGGAAGACGGGCAGATATTCTATTCCCTCGGCGGCAATGACCTGATCGAGCGGCTGTTGTCCGACGGCGCCTTGAACGGCGTTCCCGCGCGCGACGTGCTGCACGTGCGGCTTCACACGCCCCGGCACCCTCTAAAGGGCGAGAGCCCGCTACTGGTCGCGGCCATGGCGGCAGCGGCTCAGGGGGCAATGACGTCTCAGCAGTTGGCCTTCCTTGCCAACCAGAGCCGCCCTTCCGGCACCCTCAACACCGACATGCCCCTGACCCCCGAACAGGTCGCGGAACTCCGCAGGCGGTGGGAAGAACAGTCACGCGGTCTGAATGCCGGTGGCGTGCCGATCCTGACGAACGGCCTCAAGTGGACGCCGATGGCGACCACGCCGCAGGACGCCCAGCTTGCGGATCTGATGAAGATGACCCGCGAGGACATTGCTCTCGCGTTCCGGGTGCCCCTGGCGGTGCTCGGACTCGGCGGGCAGACCTACGCCTCGACCGAACTGCTCATGCAGCATTGGATCGCTTCGGGGCTCGGCTTTGCGCTGAACCACATCGAGGAAGCGATCGGCAACCTGTTCGGGCTCAAGGGGCAGCCTGACGAATATCTTGAACTCGACACCGAAGCGCTCCTCCGCTCGGCATTCAAGGATCGCATTGAAGGCTTGGTCCGTGCGGTGCAGGGCGGCGTCTTTGCCCCGAATGAGGCGCGGCGTCGTGAAGGCTATGCGGATGCAGAAGGCGGCGATGAGCCTCGCGTACAGCAGCAGCTTGTCCCTTTGAGTTTCGGCGCTCAGATGCAGCCGGAACCGCCCGCAGAACCAGCCCCGACGCCGCAGCCGGAACCGCCCGACCCTGAAGAGGAAGCCGATGAACGCGCCAATCCCGAAACCATCGCAAGACGGCTCCATGATCTCGCGCGCATACATTGACGGCCTTGAACTCGCTCTCTCTCGCGTGATTGCCGATAAGGAACGCGAGTGGCTGCGGTCCCTTGAAACCATGGCGGCAGAGTCGCGGGCGACGATTGCCGAGTTGCGCGCCGAGATCACCGAACTAAGGGCGGCGGCGTTCGAGAAGATTGACGCGAAGCTGGCGACGGTTCGTGACGGGCGCGATGGCGATCCCGGTCCGCAGGGCGAGCGCGGCTTCCCCGGCGAACGGGGCGAGCCTGGTCCTCGAGGCGAGCGTGGTCTCGACGGTCGCGATGGCCGTGACGGCGATATGGGGCCGCAGGGCGAACGCGGGCTCCAGGGCGAGCGCGGTGAGATGGGGCCGCAAGGCGAGCGCGGGCTTGACGGTCGCGACGGGCAGGACGCCTATCCCGGTCAAGCGCGCGGTCTGTTCGACCCGGAGGCGTCCTATCGGGCGCTTGACGTGGTGAGTTTCAACGGCTCGGAATGGCGGGCCAAGCATGACGACCCCGGCCCGCTCCCCGGTGATGGCTGGATGCTGTCGGCCTCCAAGGGCAAGCGCGGCGACCGTGGCGAAAAGGGAGACCCCGGCCCCAAAGGGGAGAGGGGCGAACCCGGCTTGCCCGTCGTGGCGGCCCATATCGACCCAGATGACCCGACCAAACTTGTTCTCACGAATGGGGATGGCTCGACAGTGACGGTCGATCTGTATCCAGCCTTGAACGCGGCGAGAGGCGGCCAATGAGAACGATCCTCACGCGGCTTGTCCCGCCCGCAGAACTGCCGGTGACGCTGGCGGAAGCCAAGCGGCATGTCCGCGTCGATTTCGATGAGGATAACGACTACATCACCGCCCTGATCGAGGTCGCGACCGCGGACGTCGAGCAGCATCTCGGCAATCAGGTTCTCATCACCCAGACCTGGCGGGCCGATGACGTGGCGGCATCCGTGCGGGCTTGGGAACTGCCCCTGCGCCCGGTTCAGACCATGGAGCCCGTCGTGCAGAACGATGACGGCACCTATTCCACGACCTTCGTGGTCGGCTATGGCGCCCCGGCTGACGTCCCGGCACCGATCCGTCATGCCGTTCTGATGATGGTCGGGCTGCTCTACAACAAGCGCGAACCCGTTGCCGACCGTGAGCAGCATGAAGTCCCGCTGACCGTCACGAGCCTGCTCGGCAAGCACCGGACGCAGTATGTTTAATTCATTTCAACTCGGCTCCGTGACCGTCGAATTGCACAACGGCTGGTCTGTGACGCGCTTTGCGGATGGGCTTGAGGTGCATGCCCACCATGCCGAGCAGCCCGGACAGGCTGCAACCGCTTTGTCGCTCGGATATTCTGATCCTATTGCCATGAATAAAGAACACGATTTAGCCCATTCATTGCTCTGCTACTGGCTCGGTCTGCCATGCTCTCCGACGCTTCGGGACGTGGCGACCGATAACCCCGCCTCGGAGATCCACTTCCACGAGGAACAGGCCGTTCTGGCTCTGACCCGCTTCGCGAATGCGGTCGGCGTCTCACTGGTCGAGGTCGCCCGCAAGATCAGCAGGGGGCAATAATGCCGATTGCAGCAGGCGATCTCGACCGACGCATCACCATCGAGCGGTTCACGACGGGCACGAACGCTCTTAATGAAGAGGTCCGCTCATGGGGAACGCTCGCGACCGTCTGGGCTTCCATGCGCCCGCTCTACGGCTCCGAGAGACTGGCCGCGCAGGAGGTTTCCGCACAAGCGACGACGCAGTTCCGGATACGATGGGCGCAAAGCCTGAAAGACCTGAGCCCGCTCGACCGGCTGAGATATGATAACAAGGTTTTTGAAATCTCCGAGGTTCGGGAAATCGGCCGGCGCGAAGGGCTCGAAATAATCGCCGCAGCGCGGGCTGAGCGCACGGCCAATGTCTAAGGAAACCGTCAAGGTCGAAGGGCTGAAGGCCTTGCAGGCGGCTCTTCTGGAACTGCCGAAGGCAACCGGCAAGAACGTGGTCCGCCGCACCCTGAAATCAGGCGCCGAAATGGTCGCGGACGCGGCACGGCAGAAAGTCCCGGTGGAGTCGGGGCACCTGAGAAAGACCATCGGCACAGGCACCAAGCTGACCAAGCACCAGCGCAGCCGGCACAAGAAGAAATCAGAGGTCGAGTATTTCGCGGGCGCGGGCAATGATCCCGCCGCGCACTTGCAGGAATTCGGGTCGTCTCAGCATGGCGCGCAGCCATTCCTGCGTCCTGCCTGGGATAGCACCCGGTACGATGTCCTTGACCACATCGTGAAACGGCTGGCCGAGGAAATCGAGAAGGCGCGCAAGCGGCTTGCCGCCAAGACAGCGCGTCTAAGGGCCAAGGGCAAATAGATGGAAGAGGCACTCACCGCTCATTTGCTCGCAGATCCTGCCCTCGGCGGGCTTGTCGGCCCCCGGATCTTCTGGGGCGAACGCCCGCAAGGCCAGCCGCTTCCCGCCGTCGTTCTCCTGGTTGTCGATGGCAACCCCGACTATGCGATGCGCGGCGCGACAGGCTTGAAGAATACGCGCTTGCAGGTCGATTGCTGGGGCAGGAGCTACAGCGAGGCCCGACAGGTCGCAAACGCCGCGAGTGACGCCCTGCATGGATTCCTCGGGCTGCGCGGCTCGGTAGATGTTCAGGCGTCGTTCTTGGACGCGGAACGCGACTTGAGCGAGAACAGCGGCGAAGGCGGCCGGCTGTTCCGCAGAAGTCTTGATTTCATCCTATGGCATGGCAAAGGAGTTTAACCCATGGCTACAGAAGCACGCGTCGGCATGGGCTCGCGTTTCGAGATCGGCGACGGCGCTGATCCCGAGGTCTATACGCAGCTCGCAGAGGTAATCAACATTAACCCGCCGAGCATGAGCCGCGATGCGCTCGACGCAACCCACATGCTCTCTCCGGAGCAATGGCGCGAGTTCGTGCCGGGTCTCAAGGACGGCGGCGAGGTCTCCGTCGACATGAACTTCATTCCGGGCGGGGCTGGCGAGACGCAGATCATGGCGAACCTCGCTGCGGACAACACCGCCAATTACCGGATTACGTTCCCGAACGGCGTCTCGTGGACCTTTGCCGCCTTCTGCACCGGCTTCGAGCCCTCGGTGCCGCATGACGACAAGATGAGCGCGACGGCGACGTTCAAGGTTTCCGGCAAGCCTACCTTCCTGACGGCATAAGGTGACGCATGGCGAACGCAAATCGCGGCGAAGTCAGTTTTGAGGCGGACGGCAAGGAATACACCCTGCGGTTCTCCACCAATGCGCTTTGCGAACTGGAAGAAAAACTCGATACGAACTTCATCGAGGTCGCCAAGCGGCTCAGCGATCAGGCGAATGTACGCTTGAGCCTTGTCCGGGCGGTGGTCTGGGCGGGGCTTCGTGACCGGCATAGCGAGATCACGCTAGAGCAGGCGGGTGATCTGATCTCAAATGTCGGAATGCTCAAGATCATGCAACTGGTCGCGAAAAGCTTCGAGCGGTCGTTCAGCGACGGCAAGCGCGGCGGGGAGGGCGCAAGCCCGCGCCCTCTGAAGAGCCAGGCGGCTTCGACTTCATAGAGGCGCTCACCGCCTTTACGGAAGCCGGATTGGACCCTGAGACGTTCTGGAGCCTCACGCCGCGTGAGGTGACGGCCCGGATTGAGGGCGCAACCCGCGCTCTCGCAAGAGATCAGTCCAACCTCGCCTGGCTCGCCTGGCACTCTGCCGCCCTCTCTCGCGCCAAGAAACTACCGGCGCTTGAAAAGCTCCTGCCGAAACAGAAGCGGCGGCGCTCGCGCCCGCAATCAGCCGATGAGCAATTAAGGCTCGTCAAGCTCATGCACGTTTGGTTCGGCGGCGATCCGAAGGACATCCCCCTATGAATTCAGTGATTGGCGCTCTACGCGTCGTTCTCGGCGCCGATATTGCCGAATTCGAAAAAGGCATGGCTGCCGCTTCCAAGAAGCTTGAGGCGGTCGGGAATAAGATGAAGACCATCGGGACCGTCGCGACTGCGGCTGTCTCGGCCCCCTTGCTCCTTCTGGGCAAGAACTTCATCAGTGCCGCCTCCGACGCAGAGGAATTCGGGTCAGCCTTCGATTACCTGTTCAAGAACAACGCCGACAGCATGCGGGCTTGGTCGGACACGCTCGGGCAGGAGATCGGGCGCTCGACCAATGAACTGCAACGCATGGCGTCAAGCTTCATGCAGTTGTTCAAGCAGGTCAATTCCGACAGCGATGCGGGCCAAAAGGCAGCGGCGGATCTGTCTAAGGAGTTCACCCAGCTCGCGCAGGATTTGGCGAGTTTCTATAACATCGCGGAATCTGACGCTCTCGATAAGTTGCGCTCGGGCCTCGCGGGTGAGGCTGAGCCCATGAGGGCGTTCGGCGTCTTCATGAACGCGGCGGCCGTCGAGGCGAAGGCCCTTGAGATGGGGCTTGTCGAGGCAAACGGCGAAATCACGGAACAGTCAAAAGTCCTCGCCCGCGCCCAAGTAATCCTTGCCTCAACCAAGGATGCCCAAGGGGACGCCGCTCGCACGTCCGACTCCTACGCGAATTCGGTCCGCCGCCTTCAAGGTGCGTGGCAGGAGCTTTCAGTGGAGATCGGAAAGGTTCTTCTGCCGATGGCGACGACCGTCGTCAAGGCGCTGTCTCCTGTCCTGGAGTGGTTCAAGAACCTCGATCCTGAAATGAAAAAGATTATCGTGGTCTTTGCCGCTGTCGCGACTGCGCTCGGCCCGATCATCATTGCGGCGGGCTTCCTTGCGACTGCGCTCGCGGCCCTCTCGCCTATCGTGGTTGTAGTGATTGCAGGCATTGGTCTTCTTGTCGCCGCCGCTATTCTGCTCGGCCCTGCCTTCATGGACATGGGCAAGAAAATAGCCGAGACCTTCGGCAAAATCCCCGAGGCATGGGAAGAGACGAAAAAGCGATTTACTGATTTCGTCAAGGCCATCATCGCCAAGCTGGGCGAATGGGCACAGGCTGGAAAAGACAAGATCATAGAGTGGAAGAACTATTGGAAAGAACTCAAGGACTCGATCGTTGGCTTTGCCAAGCAAATCTATGAGGGCGTGGAAAAGTGGATCGGGGACAAGTTGAACGAGCTTTGGGACTCGGCCAAGGCCAAGATCGAAGAGGTCAAGACTTGGTTTTATAAGCTCTATGACGAGATCGTCGGTCATTCGATCATTCCTGACATGGTGGTCGAGGTCGGGGATTGGATGAACCGGCTTGGCGACGAAATGCCGAAAGCCGCACAGGGCGCCGCAGCCGGTGTGACCGATGCCTTCAGTTCCATGGCGGGCGATGCCTTCGGCGGCATGAAAAATGCCCTCGGCGGGCTCGAAATCGCAACCGCGCCCGCATCCGCCTCTGTGCCCGCCAACGACATTGGCGACGGCGTGACTTCTGTCTCCATCTCCATGCCGGTTCAGATGGTTGACCCCGGCTCGCCTACCTCGCGGCGACAGGCTGCGCGGGATCTGGCGAACGAGGTCGTCTGGGCAATGGGGCGCTAAATGGTCGATCTGGTTATCCTCTCCGAACGGTTCGACCTTGGCGCGCGCCGCGGCCCCGAATGGCTGACCGACGTCACACCGCTCTCGGGCGGCAACGAACAGCGCGGGCAGCGGTGGGAAGAGTCGCGGCTTGTCTTCGATCTGTCCTATGCGCCGATGCCGTTGGAAGACGCGCGCCAGATCGAGGCGATGTTCTATGCTCGCCGAGGCCGAGCCCGCTCCTACCTCGTGCGCGACCCGCTGGATTATGTGGCGCAGGCTGAACCGCTCGGGACCGGCGACGGCACCCGGCGCGACTTCCAGCTTGTACGCGTCTATGAGCCCGCAGGCGTGCCCTATGCGCGGCCCATCCGGCACATCAAGGGCGGCACCCTCACGGTCTACCTCAACGGCGTTGCAACAACCGCCTATAGCCTCCTGACGGGCGGGATCGTGCGTTTGACGACAGCCCCCGCTGCCGGTGTTGTCGTGGCGGCAAGTTTTGAGTTTTATGTGCCGGTTCGCTTCGACATGGATCAACTCGAGGTCGAGCTCATGACGCCGACCGTCGCCCGCGTGCGCGACCTGCGGCTTGTCGAGGTTCGCGAATGAGCCGCGCCCTGACGCCTGCGCTCAAGAGCGCGATGGCCGGCACGACGCATACCCTGCGCCGGCTGCTCACCATCACGCGCCGGGACGGTCTGATCATCCGCTACACCGACAGCGTGAAAGACCTGACGATTGCGGGCAACCTCTATTCGGCTCGGCCTGGGTTCCGAACTTCGGCGCTGGTCATTGCCAATGACGGCAGCATTCCGACCTTCGATCTGGTGCTCCCCTGCCGCGACGACTTCGACGTCAAGCCGAAAGAGGTTCTGCGCGGTCTCTGGGGCGGGGCAACCGTTGCGCTCGACTATTGCGATCTGTCAACGCCTTCGGCTGGCCTCATGCCGGTCTTTGAGGGCATGCTCGGCACGGCGGCCCAGCCGGAAGGCGGCGCGGTCCTGTTCGAAGTCCATGGGCGGCTTGACCTGGCGCGTACGATCTTTGTCGAGAGCTACGGCCCGACCTGTCGGGCGGATCTGGGTGACAGCCGGTGCAAGTGGCCGTTGCTCGCCAATGGCACCGAGGGCACCGTCGAGGCGCTCGCGGGGCGTTCCGTCACGGTCGCTCTGTCGAACTATCCCCCTGACGGCTACTTTGACGGCGGCGTCATCAAGTGGACGGGCGGCGACAATGCCGGGTTCGCGCAGGAGGTCAGGCAATGGCTTGTCGGCCCGCGCAGGCTGTCGTTCTGGGTCACGCCCCGGTTCACGCCGAAAGTTGGCGATGCCTTCACGGTCTACCCCGGCTGCAACAAGCTCCTTTCGACCTGCCGCGACAAGTTCAACAACGTCGCCAATTTCCAGGGCGAGCCGTACCTCCCCGGCTCGGACATGAAACTCACCTTCACGACCTACCGCAAGGAAACAACGACGACCACCTACGTCGCGGAAAAGGAACCCTATTCCCTCGGCAGTGAAGGCGGGTGGCGCATCAATGGCGCCCTGCCGAGCGACGTGACCGAAGAGGACATTCAGAAAGCCGCCATCTCCACGGTGACGACGGTAGAGCAACTGTAAATGGCTATCACCAAGAAAGAGCTTTACGACAGCCCAGTCTATGGCAACGGCTCCATGGGGAGCTTTTCGTATGCTCTCCCCAAAGGCTCTTGGACGGTCAGCAATCCAACCCGGCAGCTTACCAGCTCGCGGGTTGATCTGATCCCCGAAACGCATGACGTCACCCTGCCGCAGAGCCAATATGGAATGGTGATCCCGTTCCTGTATGGCGACTTGGAGGTCGCGGGCAACATCATTCACGTCTCGCCCGACTTCTATAAGCGCGCAGACGGCAAGTGGGCAATCAGTTTCCTCGTCTGCTTCGGCGCTCCGCTCGTGCCGTCCAACAGCCGCGAGTTGCGGACAGTCAAGGCGGACGGACAGGTCATCTATGACGCCTCGCCGACGACGCCCTATGTGCAGCCGGGGATTTCGATAATCTTCCTGCGCGGAGGTCCGGGTCAGGAATCCCTGTCCGATGTCTTCGGCGGCGATGTCCCGGCGTACCGGAACCGGATCTGCGTCCTGTTCAAGGACTTCCCGGTTCAGGATTTCAGCGGTCGCGTTCCGGCCATGACCGCGCGCATCGTCGAGACGCCGACGGTCGGCGTCAGTTCGTTCGTGTACGAGCGGACCAATCCGAGCAACAGCGGCGCCGCGCAGGCGATCCCGGCGATTGACTATGACGCCAGCATGGCTTGGCTCCCGAGCGAAGGGGCGGGCACGAAACTCCTGCGGGGCTTCCGCATCGACACCCGGCAGGAGATCGTCAACGCGCCGATAACCGGGGCGCTCGGCGGCAGCTCGCTCGGCGAGTTTGAGCCGAATATCTGGCATTGGCATGCGCCGACCCAGAAGATCATCACGTTCGGCAAGAGAGACTTGGACAATCCCGGAGGCGTGCAGGGACCGCACCCGATGGTGATTGATCCGGCCAACGCCCGGATTGTCGCGCAGACGCCGGGAAGGCGCCCCGGCTTCGGCTACAAGCTCAACACGATGTCGATCATGCCATCGACGCGGGGAGACTACCTCTGCTTTGCCGTTGAGCAGACCAGCGGTGACGCCTTCGTGATGCGGTGGGCACCAAGCGACGACTGGCCCCCTGATGCGGGACTGCCGACCCTCAAGGCGATCTGGTCTTCATCCGGCTTCCTGGCGGGCGGGCGTCCGTTCTCGACCCCTGGCGGCTTCGATGGACGTTATAGCACTGTTTACGCATCAGGCGGGGCAGCGACGGGCGACATCTACAAGATCGTCCTCGCCAACCCCCGGCAGGTCATCACATGGAACGCGGACGGCACGCCGAATTATACCTCGACGGCGCTCGACGGCCCGGTCCTGATTTCCAAGACCCTGATTGCTTCGGTCGGCAGCCAGATCCAGAATATCTATTTCGACCAGCGGCGGCAGCGGCTCTTCGCCTGGACGTCCGACGCCAAGCTGCATGTCCTCACGGCGGCGGGCACTGTTCTGCGGACAGCGGACACGCCTTATGCCTACCCTGCGACCGGCTCGATCGGGCGCGATCTGAACAATTCCCGCCTTGACGCTGATCTGTTTCTCTACAACCCGACAGGCACGACCAACCGGATCTATGTCACTGACCTGACGACGGGGGAAACCCAGACGTTCACAGGTGGGACGGGGGCCGCCAACTTCTCCACCTTCGACAGCTATTCAAGGGCGGTTTACCACTCGGGCTATACGGGCGGGGCCTTTGTCGAGAACCGCGCCGGCAGTGTCAACGGCAACCGGGTTCCTCTCTCGACCCTGCTCACGGAGCTCGCCGCGCGCTCAGGCTATGCGCCGACCGATATCGTTGTCGAGAACATCGGCGATACGATTGTCGGGGCCTTCCTGCGCGAGGATGTGACTTATATCGACCTCCTGCGCCATCTCAGCCAGGCCTTCGGGTTCGATATTGTTGAGTCGGGCGGCAAGATCAAATTCCGCAGGGCGGCGACCGACGCCAGCCTGACGGTGGCCGCCACGATCCCCGAAAGCAAGCTTGCAGTCCTCGAGAGCGAAAGCGGGATCGTGGTCCGGGAACACTGGATCAACGACCGTGAGCTGCCGCGACAGGTGGAAGTTCACCACTATGACCCGGCGATAGGGTTCGACTATTCCAAGCAATACGCCCGACGCCCTGCCGAGCCGATCGCGGTCTCCTACGCGCAGGACACTGAAGCGATCCGCGTGCCGATCGTCATGGATGCGAGCCAAGCGGCACGCCTTGCAGCCGAGCGGCTCTATCGCATGTGGGAAGGGCAGGTGACGCAGGAATGGGCAACGGGGGCGGAATTCTCCTGGCTTGAAGCGGGCGATGTGGTCGCCTTGCAGACCAAGGGCTTCAACTGGACCGTTCACGTTCGCAGCGCGACACTCAGCGGTGACGACTTCTCGCAGCAGTTCAGTTCGGTCAACTTCCTCGCGGAGGTTGCCGCCAATATTACCAGCGCGTCGAGCCTTTCCGTCTGGACGGCTCCGGCTGTCGGCGCTCCGGCCTCCCGCTATATCCATCTCGACCTCCCGCTGCTTGAGGCGGGCGACGATCAGGGCGGGCGAGGTCTTGTCCAATATGGCTTGACGGCACCGCGCGGCGGCGGCTCATGGCAGGGCGGGCGCTCGTATGTGTCCTACGATGGCGAAACCTATCATCTTGTCGATGAGCAGGACACGGCCCCTTGTGTCGGGGTGACCTCCGGCACGCTGGCTGCTCCGGCCTCGCCATGGCGGGTCGATGAGACGAACAAGATCACGGTTTCGCTCATCAGCGGAAAGGCAAGCGCCTTCGAGACCGTGAGCGACGATGAATTCATTGCGCTCGTGAACCGGGTCGCGGTCGGCGTGCCGGGACGGTGGGAGGTCATCGCCTTCCAGACAGCCGAGGTCCAGGCAAACGGCAGCGTCGTTCTGTTCAACCTCATCCGCGGCTTGCACGGCAGCGAAGTGCATGCGGGCTCTCATGCCGCGGGCGATACGGTCGTTTTGATCGATGCCGAGATCGGCGCGAAGGAATACCCGCTCGCTCTCTATTCCGCCGTCCTGCCTTATCGCGCGGCGGGCAAGTTGCAGCCGCTCGAATATGTCCCGGACGTTAATCACATCATCACAGGAACGGCGGAGAGGCCTTACGCCCCGGTTCATCTGCGGGCGGCTCTCGCGGGTGGCGATATCACCCTGTCATGGCAAAGGCGAACCCGCGTCGGGGGCGAGTGGCGGGACGGGACAGAGACGGTCCCTCTCGCCGAAGCATCCGAGCGATACGACGTGGAGATCCTGAACGGGTCGGCTGTCGTGCGGACGTTCACGGACCTGCCGGCACCGAGCGCGACTTATGCCGGGGCTGATCTGGCGGCGGACTTCGGCGGCACGGCACCGGGCTCCTTGAAATGGCGGGTTTTCCAGAAAAGCGCGGTCGTCGGGCGCGGCTACGGCACGCAAACGACAAGCATTCTCTAAGGGGATATTATGGCGACTCCTAACCTCGCTCTGCCGGAAATCGCAGAGGGCCAGACGAACAAGCATATTACGCACAACACGGCGCTCGGCTATCTCGACGGGGCATTGACCGCGCCTGCGACGATCACAATCGGCAGCGCGGGCACTGCGACCATTGCCACGGCGACCTTTCAACGGTCGCGGACACTGGTCCTCACGCCGGATGCAACACCCCCGACCGGCACTGTCACAATTACGGTCCCGGCCATCGCCCGCGGCGACTTCTATGTCCTGAACAACACGGCGCAGGCGGCGGACATCAAGACCGCTGCTCAGTCAGGAACCCTGCCGAGGGTGCCAGCAGGAGAATTGCGTCTGCTGCATCTGAACAACGCGACGGTTCGTCTGGCTGGTGGCGGTGGTGGCGTCGGGGAAGCCCCCGAAGACGGGCAGGTCTACGGGCGTCAGAACAAAGCATGGGTGCCGGTAACGACAGGGGACGGTTCAGGCGGCACGGGGGGCTCAAGTACGGTTTCGCCCCAGCACAAGGGCGCTCGCGTTCGACCGTCGGCTAACCTCGCCGTTGCGGCCAACGTGTCGGCGGTCTTTAACCCTGGCGCGTCTGCGGCGGAAGATTACGATACCAACGGGTTCTGGGGCAGCGCCGCTCCGAGCCGTCTTGTGATCCCGGCAGGCGTCACAAAGATCAAACTGCGGTTCAAGGCACAAATCTCAAGCGGAACGGACGGGGCCGTCACCGGGGGCACCGCCTATGAGGCGTTCTTCCGCAAGAACGGATCTGACGGGGGCTTTGCGGGCAATGACTTCGTGCGGGCGGAATGGGAAACCTGGCCCGACGTTGATTTGTCATCGGACGTTCTCACCGTCGCAGAGGGTGATTATTTCGAAGTTATCCTGTTTGGCACTGCGGCCTTTACCATGCGGGCCAACGGGCGCACCTGGTTTGCGATCGAAGTCGTGGAAGGCGGCGTTCTCAACCAATCCGTTTCAGGCGGCGGTGGGAGCGCGACTGTCGGCACCGTTGCCATATTCCCGCGCAACGCCGCGCCTGACGGATGGCTCAAGGCCAACGGCGCCGCGCTCAGCCGCACGACCTACGCCGCCCTTTGGGCCGAGGCGCAGGCATCCGGCAACCTTGCTGCTTCGGAAGGCGCGAAACAGGTCGGGCAATACGGCCCTGGCGACGGCAGCACGACCTTTACCCTTCCTGACCTGCGCGGGCAGTTCATGCGGGCATGGGATGACGGCAAAGGCATCGACAGCGGACGAGCCATAGGCTCCGCACAGGCTCACGCGACGGAGGATCTGTTTGCCAAATTCAAAATGGCCAGCCCCGCAATGTCGAGCCGTATCCCAACGCCGGAATGGGGCGCTAGTCATACCATCACCACGACGGGGCTTGCTGCGGCGTCATCGGCGGAAACCCTCGGCACCGCCGTTGCCCCGATGGGAACCGGCGAAACGCGCCCGCGCAACGTCGCCCTCCTGGTCTGCATCAAATACTAAGGGCAATCCATGACAACGGTTTATCAGACAGATGCAGCCGGCTATTACACCGGCACGACAACGGCGGACGAAAGCCCGCTTGAGCCCGGTGTATGGCTCATCCCGGCAGGGGCGGTGACAGTCGAGCCGCCGTTGATCCCCATCGGGTTCAGGGCGCGGTTCAGTGATGGCGAATGGACCCTTGAGGAGGTTCCTGTTGTGGTGCCGCAGCCGGAGCCCGATCCGGTTCCGATCCCGATTTCCGACAGGCAGTTCTTCCATGGGCTGGCAATCTGGGGGCTGGTCCCCCGCGAGGAAGCCATGGAGGCCGTCAAGACCGGCTTCATCCCGACCGCGCTTGAGCAAGTGATCACGCAGGCCGAGGCGGCGGGCATGTTCCCTGCTGGAATGACGCGATGGGATATCGAGATCATCATTGCGGGCGCGACCACATATGAGTTCGACCACCCTGTCTCCGGCATGATTGGCGCGGCCTTCGGCTGGACCGATGAGCAGAGGGCGGGGTTCTGGGACTTCGCGTCTGGTCTCTGAGCGTGAGCGCATTTACCGGCCCGCTCACGATTACCCATGTCGATGTCGATTGGCGGCTCTGGATACTGGAGCAGCCGCTTTGTTATGAGGTCGGCGAGGAAGGATCAGGCCGCACGATCACGGCACCGACCGGGTTCAGAACGGACGGGGCCAGCGTGCCGCGCTTTCTCTGGGCCGTCCTGCCGACGTGGGGCAGCTACTCCCGCGCGGCTGTCATCCATGACTATCTGCTCGACTGTCTCGCCAGCGGGAAGCCGCATCCGGAAGCGCCGACCCGCGCCGATGCAGATCACGTATTCCGCGAGGCCATGATCGTCTGCGGCGTGCCTCCTCTCCTGCGCGGGCTGCTGTCGTTCGGCGTCTGGCTGGGCTCTCTGACGGCTCGCTAGGCATTCCCTCCCGCATTCACATCACGAGGACATTATGACCATCAACCGCGCCGCATTTTTTGCGGCTGTGCGGTCGTCGCTCTTTGGCGGCCGTTTGAATGGGGGCCAGGTGCAGGGGCTCGATGCCCTGCTCGACGCCGCGCCGGCTGAAATGCCGCTTGAGCATCTGGCCTACTGCCTCGCCACGGCCTTCCACGAGACCAACGAGACGATGCAGCCGGTTGTCGAGAACCTGAATTATACCACGGCGGCACGCATCCGGGAGGTGTGGTCGACCCGCTTCCCGACCGAGGCCAGCGCCAAGCCCTTCGTCAAGAACCCGCAGGGGCTCGCCAACAAGGTCTATGGCGGGCGCATGGGCAACGTCGGCGCCAATGACGGCTGGACCTATCGCGGGCGCGGCTTCGTGCAGATCACCGGCAGGGATAATTACGAGCGGGCGGGCAAGAAACTCCTGACGGATCTGGTCAAGAACCCGGAGCTCGCCACGCACTGCGGGACTGCGGCCTCCATCCTTTACGCAGGAATGGCTGAGGGCTGGTTTACCGGCAAGATGCTCTCCGACTATTTCCGCCCTGGCCTGACGGACCCCTACAACGCGCGACGGATCGTCAACGGCCTTGATGAGGCCGCCAAGATCGCCGGCTACTATCACAAGTTCCTCGCTGCCCTTCAGGCGGCGAAGGTGGCAGGCCCGTCCGTCGTTCTACCGCCCCCCGACATCGAGCCGATCGCACCCAGCCCGCAACCCGCGAGCGCAGCTGCCGCCGCCCTTGTCGGCGGCCTCGTCGCCGCAGTGGTCGCTCTCGCCGCTTATCTCGGCCTCGGCCCTGACGCCCTCAAAGCCATGATCCCATAGGAGCCACTCATGAGCCCGTTTCTCGTTCTCGACATCGCGAGCCGCATTGCCGACCGCCTCATCAAGTCTCCATCCGTTCCCGTCGAGGCTCCTGCAAAGTCCGTCGTCAAGGTGGAGGTCGCCAAGGAGCTGCGCCCGGTCCTTGAGCACCTGACGAACAACGAGCCTTGGTATAGGTCGAACGTAACCTGGGGTGCGCTCTTCGCCATCATGGGAGGGCTTTCGACCATCGGGACGCATCTCGTCCTGGGGACACCCTTCACGCTTGAGGCATACGGCCCGCCAGCAGGTGCCATCTGGGGAGGGGCACAGGCCCTCTATGGCCGATGGGCGGCACGGAAGCCGATCGGAGCCTAACCATGCCGCAACGGATGATCCTGCACTTCAGCTCGACCTTCCCAGCGCGAACGACGGAATGGATGCTCGCCTGCATCCTGACCTCATGGGGGCTCATGCTCCTGCGTCCCGAGACAACGTTCGACAATCTCGCCTATCTGGGGCTTGCCCGCATTGCCGAAGAGGATACTTGGGGCTGGCTCTGCACCGCTGCGGGAGGCCTTCGCCTGGTGGCCCTCGCGATCAACGGCCTATGGGTGCCGCCGACCTATCACCTGCGTTCGCTGACGTCCTTCCTGTCGTGCTTCTTCTGGCTCCAGATCACGCTCGGGTTCATGGCATCGGGCTCGGCGAGCACCGGCTTGGCCGTTTATCCTTGGCTGCTCGTTGCAGAGGTCATCTGCACCTACCGGACAGCACGAGACTACCGACTGGCCCGGATTTCAGGGGACCACTAAATGCAAGGCATCGACCACTTCCCGCCATGGGCGCAGGTCACGATGAGCGTCTTGGGGTTCATCGTCGCCGCCGCGGCGTATTTCCGAGGCTTCTTCAAGAACGCACCCCCGCCCTCGCGTGATGTGGTCGTGCCCTCCCTGACAGTCGCAGACAATGCCATTATCGCAGATGCCACGGCGACCCTGAAGGAAGCCAACCATCATCTGAGGGACAGGAATCATCTTGATAGGGAGATGTTGTTCCATCTCAAGCTGGCGACCGAGCACCTTGAGGACATGAAACACTATCTAGGAGCGATGGCCGAGATACAGCGCAAAACAGCGAACACGCAGCGCAAAGAACATGCCGAGGAGCGCGGGCGGCCCCGGTAG